ATTCTGACGTTCCGCTCGAGGATGACTGGGAGGTCAGCAAAGTCCGACAGGAGGTCGTGCGTGTGGGCCGGAAGACCCGTCGCAGAAGCCTCACCGACGAGGAAGCCCTCAATCGTGTGGACGTGATCTGGACCCGATCCGTCCGCCCAGACGATGCCCGTCGTCGTCCCCTCACCCGAGGCGTTGATCTTGACCGTGTGGTAGTGAGCATCGACGAGGAGGCTGCCGGAGGTCGTCCTCTTGTGCTTGGAGACGTTCACCTCAAAGGTGAACCGGTCCAGGAGCCCCCATGCGACACCGGGCTGGCCGATGAAAGTGGACTTGTCGAGGATCGAGACTTCGGCGTCTGTGAGGGCTTCGACACCCTCGAGGAGCGTGACGGTCTTCGACCCCTTCAAGAGGAGGCAGACCATCTTCTGGAGGAACATGCGGTACGAGATGTCCCCCTGGATCTCAGGGAGCCCGGTCTCGGCCGATGTCGGGAAGATCAGGTCAGCCAGGAACTGGAACAGGACTTCCGACCGAGTGAAGTCGTAGTCGGCGTCCTCGTAGGCGTCCTCGGCCGTGACTTGTATGCGGGCAAGCTCCTCGGCTGCGGCCTGGAACTGCTGCGCGTAGTACGGACCCTTCGTCTGGGCGACGTAGTTGGACGGGAGCGAGTTGAGGAAGACCCTGACGATCTGGTCGGCGACAGCCCGGACGCGGCTCTCATCGACCTGACCTTCTTGGACGAACGGGGCCGGGTTCTGGATCGTCGGCCCAGTCACGGACTCTGGGAGGACGGTGATCAGACCGTCTGTCCTCCGAGACTTCAGTGTGGGATCTTCAGCCATCAGACCCGGTCTTCATCGTAGGTGAACGTGAAGATACCAGGAACGAGGTACTCAGCGTCCGTGGGAGTGATGTCCCGGTCGCCAGTCTCCGCCCCTACCGTGTAGGTTGCCCAGTAGGTGTGGTTGGAGGGAGCGTCGCCCACTGCGAGGGAGACCAAGACCCGGTTCTGGGTGATCTCTCGACGACGGTTCAAGATGTCCGTAGGAGTGATGTACCCCTGGGAGATGAGCGTGTCGTTGTCGCTGTATCCGGGGATGATGAGCCCATCGTTGCCGATGATGTACGAACGGCCTGGAGCTTCCGAGAGGCGCTCCGGCAACGTCCTCTGAAGGACTGTCTGAGCATCGTTCTGGAACACGCCCCTGAAGTCTCCGGCCGGGCCTCCGCCTGTCGTCGTGGCCGCCGTGAGTTCCTGGGTCAGTAGGTAGACGCCGCTGGTCGAGTTCGACCAGTAGCCGATCCGCAACGAGTCGCCGACCTGACTCACGTTCAGATCGTCTCTAGCGACCTGAGATCCAAGAGCCCGAACCATCAGGGTCAACGGGAGGACAACGTAGGAGACTCCAGTGGCCGAGTCTAGGGCGTTCACCACGTCGGACCTACGGAGGGGGATGCCCATCCTCAGACCCGAGATGAGGAGTCCCAGGTTCGTCCGAATCGCCGCATCCACGACACTCTGCTGGAAGTTCTTCTTGAGGATGACCGTGGCGGTGATGTCTACCTGTACGGGGATGCCCCCCTTCCCGAGTACGTCGGCGGTGGCGTGCTTCGTTATGTCGAGTGCCTGCTGAAGGGCGCTCGTGATGAGGTTCGTCCGGTAGGTGACGGTGAAGTTCTCGTCGTAGCTGTAGCTGATGAGGATCGACTCCCCATCAGTAATCGCGCTGGACGAAGTGCGCTTGATCCCAAGCGGGTTTGTCTGGTCCCCCTCGATAATCGTGTAGTCGGGGGTGGTGGTGATGAACGGGTTGTCGTAGGTGATGGTCCCGTTCGCGTTCGTCACAACGATCGTCAGCGAGTCCGCTCCGAGCCGGAGAACGTACTCCACGTACTCACCTACGATGACATGGGGCTCGTTCAGGATGTCAAGGATGGCCCCAGACGGTTCAACGACATCCGGGTCTCCGCTCTCTACGATCTGAAGGTAGTCCCCGGCCTTCGTGGACCTCCCGAGCGCGAGCGGAGAGTTGGGGTGTACCAACGTAGCGATGCTCGGGCTGAGAGTGCCAGACACTTCACCTACTACGGATGTGAGGCTCTCAACCGGCTGCCGGGTGAATACGAACTTCTCCCCCGTGCGGTATCTGTAGTCCCCCAGCATCACGTCCGTGAGAGCGGGGGCTTCCGGCTGACCCACGTCCAGTGAGAGCTGGATGGTGTTGTAGTTGATGATCGTCACCCCGAACAGGTCGTACGAGATGTCCGCTGAGGCGTTCTTGAGCCCGAGATCCATCAACGGGTAGTTGAGCATCTCCGCGATGGGGTTCGTCGGAGACAAGTCGGGGTCGAGAGACTGGAAGCGGTACGTGCTAGGGTCACCGATCACCACGAACTGAACGTCCCGCTTCCTGATGAACGTGAACGCGAAGACATCCGTGACCGTAGCGAGGCGGAGACCCTGCTGCCAAACGTCCACCTTGCCGCCTACGTGAGTCCCAGAGGCCACGTCGAAGTCCCGCTGCATGAGCGGGTTTCCAGCCTCCACGACCTGCGCTTGGATGAGCCCAGGGACGGCAGCAGCGACCTGGAAGTACCCCCTGGTAGTCCCCGTATCGACCGACGAGAGTTTCCCTCTAGCCGACGACGCCAGGGCCGTGTTGCTCTGGGAGTTGGTGCCTCCGAAGGTGACAGAATCGTTCGTCACTGAGAGTCCGAAGGGGGCTCCTCCTGTGATCTGTCTCGGACCCAGGTTCCCATTTGCGCCAGGGTTCACTGCTTGGACAGGAACGATGATCGAGTAGAAGCCCGTGGATGGGTTGAAGAACGAAGCGAGGCGTGCGACCGAGATCTCAGCCACTCGAGTCGTCCGGTACTGGACGCTGCCCCCAGAAATCAACGTCCCTAGAGTGATGGGAAGGGAAGTGGTCGGCGTCACTCTCGTGAAGAAGCGCACCTCACCAATGGCCCGCTGACCAGGAACCCGAGTGTCTCCGAAGTTCGCAGCGAGCTTCTCGAATGCCCCGTCGATGATCCCCTGAACGAGGGTGATGTTCGACAGGTAGAGAGCTTTGGCGAGAGCGATCTTGTAGCTGGAACTGGCAGGTGGGATCGAGATGCCCGTCCCGTTCGGGTCGTCGATCTCCAACAGCGTGTCGAACGAGGACGCCCGGTAGATGAAGTCCAGAAGGAAGCGAATCCTCTCGGCCTCCGTGGAGAACGGGTCGAGGAAAGTGTCCCGAATGACCGAGCCCGGCTGAACGGCGATCTCATCATCCTTCCGATAGATGGAAGCGATGGCATTCTGCAAGATCTGCTGGCGATTCACCGCAGGGAGCGACGCGGTTGCGACCCTCACGTCGATGGGGCTCGCGACCACTTCCGGGGAGAAGAACGACTCGTACTCGATCCGTGAGACCGGCTCGAAGTAAACGGCCGTCACGACGTAGTAGAGGGGGGTCAAGACCGGGAGCACAGTGAAGGCTCCTACCGGGATCGTGGAGGGCACGGACCGGAGGTTGGACCTCCGGTTGTGGGCGAACTCGAAGTAGGGGACCTGCTCGATGGAGGAGATCGAGATGTCGATCTGGATCTCGCTGACCGTCTCGGGGATCTCGACCGCCGAGTTCACGTCCGTCTCTAGGGTGACCTGGTTCGAGTCCTCCTGAGTGATGAGAGCGCGGACAAAGAGCGGGTCCGCTGCCTGAGTGAGGTTCTTGCTCACCAGGTTGAAGAGCGGGGCCGAGTTCTCCTTGGTGATGGGAACTGTGACGGGCTGGGCGTTGACCCTCAAGTACCCGACGGCCCCACCACCAGAGACTGTCGAAGCGAAGAAGTTATAACCAGTGATGTTCTCGTCGTTGATCCCCTGAGCCGAGATGTTCACGTAGGTCGAGAACCTCTCAACCGTGATCGATGTTGGCGACGTAAGGGACACGACGACCGAAGACGCCAGGAGGTTCACGATTGCTCGAACTGGAGCCGAGGGAGGGCCGGTCAGGGGGATGGACCTCACCTCGATGAGGTTCTCACCCGAGAACAAGTCCAGTCCGTTGGGGTACGAGGTCGGGTTCGGGACGATCCACCCACTCGCACTGAACGAGATGAGGGACGGGTCCGTGGAGAAGTCCGCACCACGGATCGATACTTCCAGATCCGCCGTGTCGGGGTTGATCGTCCCTGTGAAGAACCTCGTCGTGGAGGTCGTGGAGAAGGACACTGCGTTCTGGAGTGTCCCGTCTGGGCTTTGGATCTTGAGGGTCATCTCACAATCCCCGGGTTCCCAAGCGAGAGGCGATTCGTACCAGGTAGCGCATAGGCTCCGGGTGCGGTGTAGACAATCGTTATCTCGATCGGCTGGAAGCTGTAGTTCATCACGCTCAGGTCCACGAGGAAGGCAGTCGGGTCATTGACAGCCTGGCGAACTCCCACGTTCTCCACGGAGTAGAGCCTCTCCTTGGGGGAGATGCGCTGGAGCTTGGACTGGAGGTTCTGCATGTTCTGGAGGTTCGACAGGGCCTTTCGGATGTCCTGCTGGATGTTGGCCTGAACCGACGAGTTGATCTTCGACCCAATCATCCGCATCAGGTTCGTCCCGTACCACTGAGCGTAGATGTTGGACTTGATCTCCGTGAGGAGGATCTTGAGGCACGACTGATAGAGCAGGTTGTCATCCCTCACCATGAGAGGGAGCCCGTGCTCCTCGAACCTGTAGTCGTTCTCTACCTCAGTGCCCAAGCACCGGAGACACTGGTTCCAGAACACCGTGTAGCTGATCGAGAAGTAGTAGTTCGGCCGGATCTGGCGGTCGAACTGGATCGTGTAGCCATTGTCGAGGAACCCGTCAGGGCTCTCGACCACGACACTGGTGAGATTGAAGGAGGGAAGTACGACCTGACCTACCGCCCCCACTTGGTTGAGGAACCCAAGCCCGTCCTTCGCGTTCCCACTGACCCGGACCTGCGAGGTCGGGCCAGAACTCATGTTCTCCGCGAGCTGTAGAACACCACTCACGACCGACGCGATGAGGTAAGGCCGCTCGTCAGGGTTGAAGACCGCATCGTTGATGATGGAGGCGATGCGGCTGGCTGGCTGGTACCCGACCGGCAGGTTGAGCGCCAGGTACCGAGTCTGCGTCCGGATCACCAAGTCGGTGAGCCCCGGGGTGACCAAGTACGGCTCTGCCTTCCCCGAGACAAGGGTGGCGGAGGACTGAATTCCGGTCGATGGGCTGACTTCGTACTGGTCGTTGACGACGACCTTGAGCAAGCCCATCCCAGAAATGGGCTTCTGGGTGGTAAGGGTCATCCGGTCGGACCCGAGCTGGGTCCGTTCTTCCCCGATGATGTGCGGGCAATCAAACCCGATTTGGAAGTCACGCGACATGAGGAGAGCTTCCCCACGGGAAAGATAGGGGTCGTAGTGTCACCCCAACTCGGTCCAGTCCTCTTCCCCAGTGGGCGCGTCCTCGAGCAGGACCGGGTACGGAGGGTTCTCAGCCGGACCCCTGGGGGTCGCCAGGTTGTACTGGCCGTCCTCCCCCAGAGGGTAGAACACCTGGTCGATGGTGTTCACGATCGAAGAAACATGGAAAGAAATGGCGAAATCTTCCCCGAATGGGATTCCAGGGACGACGCTGCCTACGGCTTGCGGCAGCACCTCATCGCGCTCCTGAAGGAGCTGCTCGCGGAGGTCGGCGAGCTTGATGATTCGAGCCTCTAGATCGTTGCGCTTCGTCTTGATCTCCTGGGAAACCCAGTCTCGAGCCGCCCGGATGGCTGGAGCCATCTCGGCAGACTCCGTGACGTAGGAGATGTTGTTGCCGAACTTCCGAGGGGGGTACCTCCACATGGGGAGCCACCCGCCCGTATAGAGACCGACCATCACGCCGTCTGCCGTCCGAGGGGACGCGATGCCCCCGTAGGGCTGCGTCTCTCGGATGATGGGCTCCGCAGGGGTAGCACCGCTGTCGAAATCCTCCTCCAGTTCGTCCGTGACGAACTGGAAGGAGTCTGGCCTCAGGAACATCGAGATGTCGAAGGGGTTGCCTCCGCTGGCGATATAGGCCTGGATGAGCCGCTCCAAGGAGGAGTTGGGGGTGACCGAGAACCCGATCCTCGACTCACTCATGGGCGAGTCAGGGTCAGAAGGGTCGGACCTCCCGTAGTAGACGACTACCTCCCCGATGCGGACGAGTTCCGCGTTGATGGCGCGGATCCTCCCAAGAGCATCGCTTCGTTCCTCCAGAACGAAGCGTCGGA